ACTAAAAGTGATGAAAAGCCAAAAGACAGGGAGTTTCCAATTAATGTGTTGAGAAGCAACAGCATTAAGCTCTTTGGCATCACATCATCTACCTTTGATGGTGCTTTTTTTGGCGAAGATGCATCAGATAAAATCACTATTGCTGATGCACAGAAAAAAATAAACACATGGCTAGGAAAGGAGATTAAATAATGGCAAGTGGAAATTTTGACATTAACACAGCAAAAGTAAGGCCTGGTACCTACATTAATTTCAGGGCTAAAAAGTCTTATGCGCCAACTAATGCGACAAGAGGTGTTTGCGTCGTTCCTCTGGTTGGCTACGACTGGGGTCCCAATGGCACGTTTATTGAATTAACACCTGATGCACCTGATGCTGAGCTTGTGAAGCTTGGAAGATCTGTATATGACGAGAATGATTTAGTGAAGCTTATCAGATTAGCACTTTATAATTCAGCTACAGTATATGCATATATCATCTCAGGTGGCACAGCTGCAAAGGGAACTCAGGGGAATCTTACAGCAACAGCAGTTTACGAAGGCGCAAGAGGTAATGATATCAGAATTGTGTCAGTTGAAAATACGGATACAGGATATGACGTATCATTATATCTTGGCGAAGACCTTATGGAAGTTACAGAAGGCGTTTCAACAGTAGAGGAGCTCATCGCAGCAGGAAGTTCATATGTTAAATATTCCGGAAAAGGAGCTTTGACATCTTTCTCAGGACTTACGCTTACTGGAGGCGCTGCATCAACAACTACTAATAACGACTTTTCAACTTTCCTTGATAAGATTGAAAAGCTTAGTTTTAACACAGCTGCAATACCTGTGACGGAATCATCACTTCTTGCTTCAGCTGCTTCTAAGGTTAAATATCTTAGAACTAAGGTAGGTAAGCCTGTCCAGTTTGTATTGCCAAATTATGCAGCAGATGACATCGGAGTTATTAGTGTTGGCAATGCATTCACCTTCGACGGTGCTGACCTTACAGTCGCTCAGGCAACTGCATGGGTTGCAGGAGCTACAGCAGGTGCTGATAAGACAGAATCAATCACATACAAGGTTGTTGACGATGCTACGGCGGTTGTTGGTGAACTCACTAACGAAGGAATTATTGAGGCTATTAAGGCTGGTAAGCTGGTATTCTCATCGGATGATGAAGGCAATGTTGTCGTTGAATATGATATCAATTCGCTTATTAATCCTGACAGCGACCAGGATGACTCTTATAAAAAGAATCGTGTGATCAGAGTATTTGACAGCTTTGCGTCTGATTTGCAGACTACATTTCCACCAAATGCATATGACAATGATGAGGAAGGCTGGTCAATTATGGAAGGTCTTGGCAAGTCACTTCTTCAGAACTACGCAGATGCCGGAGCAATTAAAAATGTTGACTATGACTCAGATTTCCTCGTTGATCAGTCAAGAAGCGTAGGAGATTCAACATATTTCAATGTTGCTTTACAGCCGGTAGATTCAGCCGAGAAGCTTTACTTCTCAATTAGCACACAGTAGGAGGTGATTTAAATGGCAACTAAGACAACAGCAATGGAAAACAGGCAGCATATCAGCCTTCGCGAGGGCAAGGTTTATGTTGACGGTGTTCAGATTCTTGATGCTTGCAAATTATCTTTCGTAGTGACACCTGAGGTTGCTACAAGCAAGAGACTTGGTGACAAGGGCACCGACAGAAGATGGATTGGAAGAGATATCACAGGAAGCATCACCGAGTATAAGTCCACTAACTGGGTTGAAGATGCGCTTTCCAAATATGAAAAGAACGGAAAGACACCTGAACTTAAGATTCAGGGAATAAGAAATGATACCAATTCAGATTATTACTCAACCTACAAGAAATCTGAAACAGTAACCCTTACAGGTGTAGTACTCACCGGCGATATTCCACTTCTTGACCTTGATACAGGTGGAGATTTAGCGCAAAGAACCATTAATTTTGGTGCTAAGAATTATAAATAATTAGCCAACAGGCTAGCATTGAGGGCTCACAGCTTAAATGTGAGCCCTCGTTTTATTTATACAGTAAATTGTAAATTAAAAAGAATAAAGGCTTAAAATGGTCAAATTAACAGCCTTTTCAAGCAGATTAGGAGGTCCGCCATGGATAAAAAATTATCGTACTTTTTTAGAGAATCAGTTAAGACAGAGGAAATTGTAAATATTGAAGGTCCTGCAACTATTAAGGACGAAAAGGGAAATCCTGTAGTATTCCAGATTAAAAAATTGAATATGGAACGTATTAATGAAATCTACGGATATTACAGAAAAAAAGAAGTCTACATGGACAAAAAGAAAAAGCAGCCATATGTTGTCAATGGCAATGTTGTTACTATTGAAACTAGCGATACAAGTAAGGCATTCCGTCATGTTATGGTTGAAGCTATCGTGTATCCGGACATGAAGGACAGCGAGTTGATGGAATTTTTCGACTGTCTGGACGTAACAGATATGCCTGTCAAAATGTTTACAAGTGAAGAATACGGTGAGGTTGCTCGAATGGTTAATAAGGTTCTTGGACTTACCGATGACATTGAAGACGAAGATGACAAAGAAGACATTGAAATAGCAAAAAACTAATATCCAGTAAAGGCTCTCTCGCTTGGTGGTGCGCATTCTTTTTTCTTAAGTTTAAAATTCCGCCTGAAGAATTTTACAAAAAGCCACGTCAATTACAGCTTTTTTACATTGCGATGATTGACGTGGCAGGAGAGGGTACTGCTGGTCTTAAATTAGAATAAAAAAATAAAGGAAGGAGAATCAATATGGCTAAGAGCTTATCCGTAATTTTTAATGCAGTTGACAATCTTTCCGCAAAGTTATCAGCGATAGCAAATGTCGGGCGTGAAACAACTAACACATTTAGCAGTATTGAAAGCAGTGCAAATCAGGCATTTAATGCTGTTGAAGGTGGCGCCGAGCAGGCTCAAAATGCGATGAAACAGGCATCTGGTGGCATGAGTGGTTATGGAAGTACTGCTGAAAAAGCCGGAAATGACGCAGTTAATGCTTTTAACAGCTTGGAAAGTAGCGCACAAACAGCATTTAATACGCTGAATGATGGGGCTGATGCTGCTGAAAACGCATTGGGGCAGACAGGAATGTCAACCGATGCATTGGGTGAGACAATTAATCAGGCTTCCGGCATGCTGAACCAGTATGGAAGTGCTGCAGAGCAGGCCGGTAGTGAGGTGACAGGTGCTTTTGAACAAATGGAAAGCACCGCGCAAAGTGCATTTGGTGCATTAAATGATAGCGCCGGAAGTGCAGGAAACGCATTAGGTCAAGTTGCATCCTCGGCAGATTCCTGGAATGATTCTGTCAATCAGGCATCTGATGCAATGAATCAATATGGCAGCATAGCCGAACAGGCCGGTAATGAAGCTGCCGGAGCATTGGAAGAGATTGGCAATGGCGCCCAGAGCGCATTTAATGCAGTAAATGACAGCGTTGAAAATACAGGAAATATAATTGGTGATGCAATTGGCTCAGTTGAAAGTTGGAATGATTCGATCAACCAGGCGGCTGACAGTGTTAATCAGTATAGCACAGCCACGGAGCAGGCAGGAAGTGATGTTGCTGGAGCTTTTAATGAAATGGGAAGCACTTTTGAAAATCTGAGTACCGGTGTGGAACAGACTGCAGGTGCATTTGGGGAAATTGAAAGTAATGCCCAAAGCACTTTTGAGGCTTTAAACAATGGAATTGATGCATCTGCCGACGCATTTGGACAGATTGAAAGCAATGCACAGAGTACCTTTGATGCTTTAACTACTGAAATTGAATCATCTGCAGGGGCATTTGAACAGATTGAAAGCAACGCTCAGAATGTATTTGAGTCTATGAACAACGAAATTGATTCATCTGTCAACGCATTTGAGCAATTTGAGGGTAATGCACAAAGTGCTTTTGGAACGGTTAATGATGAAGCTGCTGGCATGGCAGATGCTTTAAATCAATCGGCATCTTCAACGGATGCATGGAGCGACTCTATCAATCAGGCTTCTGATGCTGTAAACCAGTATGGAAGTGCCACGGAGCAGGCTGGTAGTGAGGTGACAAGTACTTTTTCAGAAGTTGAAACCTCAGCACAGTCAGCCTTTGGATCTTTGAATGAAGAAGCTATAAGTGCAGGCAATTCTATTCAGCAGGCGGCATCTTCAACCGATTACTGGACTACTGCGGTTGGAAATTACGATAAGGGCTTACTCAAAGCTATATATTCTACCGAAGAGCTTGTTGATATGGGCTTAAAATCGGCACAGGCTATCAAAGTTGAAGAAGATGCGTTGAATTTATGCGAAAAGTCAGCAAGTGGATTAAGCAAGACTATGACAGCAAGTGGTGCTTCATCAGATAAGCTTAGCAGCGCTATGGCTAATGCTGCAAATACATCCAAACAGTTGGCATCTAATGGTAATGTGGCTGCTGATGCTCAAAACAACCTGACTAAAGCCGGTAAAGATGCCCAATCGGCAATGGAAAATCTTGCAAAGGCTCAGGCAGAAGCTGAGGGTGCCATGTCGGCTTACGATGCGGTTATGACATCCGGAACGGCCGATCTGAAAGAGATTGAAGCAGCTTCTGAAAGGGCATGCCAGGCGGCTGTCAATTTATCAAACGCAAACGGAGAAGCTAGTGAAGCGGCTGAGAAGTTGTCGGATGCTAACGAGGAAGCAGTTAATGCATTGAAGAAGGCAGAAGAAGAATCAAACGAAGTCAGCAAAGCCTTTAAAGATGCCGGAGACAGTTCAAAGGAAATGGGCGACAAATCCACGCAGGCAATTGGTGACTTAGAGAGTATGCTTGCCAGCGCCGGAATTGTAGCCGCCTTGAAAGGAATAATGGATGCTTTCTCTGACTGTGCAGAAGTGGCCGAGACTTACGAATCGTCAATTGCACAGTTACAGACAATATCAGGTAGCAGTCAGATAAATACACTATCTGATGATATATTAGAACTTTCGAATAGTACTGGCATAGCAGCATCAGACCTGGCAGAAGTAGCCTACAATGCTATATCTGCAGGTACAGCAGTTGAAGATGCCGTTTCAATGGCTGAATCAGCATCAAAATTAGCGACTGCGGGCTTTACAGATACATCATCTGCCCTTTCAGTATTAACTACTGCAATTAACGCATATGGAGATAAGGCCGGTACAGCTGATGAAATATCGGATTCCCTTATTACAGTTCAGAATTTAGGTGTTACGACAGTTGCAGATTTATCATCTAACATGGGTAAAGCGATAGCTACGGCATCCGCTTACAATGTGTCACTCGGCAACCTGGAAAGTGCGTATATATCGACCACAAAAGCCGGTATAAATACTGCCGAATCTACAACCTACCTGTCCAGCATGATGAAGGAGCTGGGTGATTCCGGCACGGATGTATCCGGAATCCTTCAGGATAAAACGGGCGAGTCCTTTGGCCAATTAATGGATGATGGATATTCCTTAGCTGATGTACTTGATATTCTTTATGACAGCGTTGACGGGGATTCTGAAGCCTTGATGAATTTATGGTCTTCAGCAGAGGCCGGCAAGGCTGCAAATGCTATCCTATCGCAAGGACTTGAAGAATTTAATGATAATTTGAATGCAGTTGAAAACAGCGCCGGAGCAACAGCTGCAGCTTATAATACAATGGCTGATACTACAGAATATGCCCACGAAAGAATGACTAACGCAACTGAAAACTTCAAACAGGCTGTCGGAGATTCTCTCAATCCTGCATTAACCGATCTATACAATGTTGGCACCAATGTTTACGGAAAAATGACTGAATTTGCTGATAAGTACCCGATTGCAATACAAGCTGCTACTGCATTGGCAACCGGACTGGTAACATTAGTAGGCATTTTGACCGGCTACACAGTAATAGTTAAAGCTGCAACCATTGCTAAAAAGCTTTGGACTGCAGCCACGGCTACAGCAACAGCAGGAGTAGCACTTGAGGTTGCTGTAATCGGTGGACTTGTAGTAGCACTCGGTGTTTTGGCAGCATGCTACTTTTCGGCCAAGAATTCAGAGGACCAGCTTACGGCATCGTCTCAAAAGCAGAAAGACGAGTTGGATGCATTAAATTCAGAATATGCCAGGGCTGTTGTGGCCTATGGTTCAAATTCTGATGAAGCACTCTCTTTAAAAGGTCAGGTAGATGAACTGTCTGAAAGCTACGAGGGCTCAAAGCAGACACTGTCTGATTTTTACGACGAATTGGATAGTATTCATAATTCTCATGAAGATCTTATGAATACCTACAACGAAACAAATGATGCTATCGAGGATCAGGCATCAAAAACTGAAAATCTCACATCAAAGCTGATTGAATATTCTTCAAGCTCAGATGATTCAGCTGAATCACAGTCAAAACTTGAGGCTGTAATAGCCGGTTTGAACGAGATTTATCCTGAGCTCGGGCTAACGGTTGATGATGTTAACAACAGTCTTTCTGATTCAATTGATCTTATTAATAATCTTTATAATATTAATACAGCCTCTGAAAAATATGAAAATGCTAAATCTACACTTACGGGGCTTGTTGAAGAACAGGATTCGTTGCAATCGGCACGAGATAGAGCCTTAGAGCAATTGGAATATGCCGAAAAAAGATATCGCGAAGCAGGCGCAATGGAAGGTACATGGGCAGAGTTGACCGGAACCGGCGTAACAGCAGCGCTTGATGAAGCTCAACAAGCATTTGCACAAGCTGATGAAGACCTGCAGGAAAATTTGGACAAGCAAGCAGAATGTCAGGATATTATTCAACAGTATGAGTCTATCCTTAATGGAACATCAGAAGACTTAGTCGGTTATAGTGATGCTGTTTCGGTTGCAATTTCAGACACAAAAGAGTACGTTGCTGAACTGATTGATGCGTATAACGAGGCCTATAATGCAGCACTCGACAGTATCGAAGGCCAGTACGATTTATGGGATAAGGTTGGGGAAATTGAACCGACAAGCGTTGAAAATCTTCGGGCCACCCTTGATGCTCAAGCTTCTTATTGGAGTGACTACGCAGACAATTTGGAAAGTCTTAGAAGCAGGAACATTGATGGGCTTGATGATTTACTTGCCAGCATGGATGATGGAAGTGAGAGTTCTGCGGCTGCATTGGAAGCAATGTCGAATGCCAGCGACACAGAGCTTTCAGCCATGGTTGAAGATTTCCAAACTTTGCAGGAGCAGCAATCCAGGACAGCTGATGACATGGCAGACCTGGAAACTAATTTTAGCGAAAAACTGGCGGATGTAGAGGACGATCTGACTACGACTATCGAAAATATGAATATGGATGACGAAGCCAAAGCAGCCGCTGAGGCTACAATGCAGGCCTATATTGATGCTATTAACAATATGAAGGGTACTGCCGTTGATTCAGCAGAAGCGGTGGCAGCAGCAGTAGCTGCAGCACTTGCCGGAAATACATATACGGATGATAGCAGTAGCGATGACTCAACATCAACAACGCCAACGATAGGTACTTCTGGAAAGACTTGGTATGAATATTATGATTCTCAGACGGCGTCTAAATCAATAGCTGACGAATGGGGATTAGGAACTAATGTGGCAAGTAAAGTAGCTGCAAATAATTCTATTGCCGATGGCTTAAATGCCTTGTCGATAACTGATGTGACTGAAGCATTGGAAAGAAGAAAAGCAGCTGAACCTACTAAAGAGTCCGCTAGGTCTGCTTTTATATCCGGTCATGCCAATGGCACACTAGATTCCGAAAAGATATATATTGCAGGAGAGGAAGGCCCTGAGCTGATTGTTTCAGGTGGTGGCGATACAGTATTTCCACACGAAGAAACGAACAAGATAATAGCTGCTGTTAATGATGAAAATAATGCTATCAGCAATCCTCAGCTGGGATATGTTCCGGAAAATGATTCAACGTCAACCATTATTAATAAAAATGAAAGCAGTTCAGTTTCAGAAAAAACAATAACGTTAAAGATTGAGGGTAGTGGATCGCTGAATGTAGGCCAGAACACGTCGGCTGAATCAATTTGGGACAACATCAAAGACAATTTGAAGTCAGCAATCTTCAATCTGCTTCAGGAAGAGGTTTACGAGGAAGGAGTGGGAGCATATGAGTACTAATCAGATGTTTTTGAGCTATACGGATTCAAAAAGTAAGGTTCATAAGCTAAGAATTCCGGTTCTTCCCGAAAAAATCAAGGTTACCTATTCGAATAAGGATGATACTGAGTATGTATATGGGGTTGGCGAAGTTACCGTTATTAAGCATGCAGGGGCTGCAAAGATTCAATTCGAGTCATTTTTTCCAAAGTATGCGTGCCAGGGGAGTGTAAGCTCCCCAACGGCACCCAATACATGTGCTAAATTCATGATTACGCTTATGGGACTCAGCACTTATGCAACTTTTACTTACACCGGCGGTCCGCATCCGATATCGATGAAAGTACGCGTCAAATATGAGGAGTATGAGCAGGGTGGAGATCCAAATGCTATTTACTACACCTTGACCATGACTGAATATGTGGTAACGAGTGTCAGAAAGATAAATTTAAACAGCTCCGGGAAGGCAACCGTATCAAGTAAAAAGTCAACCTCGTCTTCGAAGTCGTCATCTAAGACTTATACGGTCAAAAAAGGTGATTCACTTTGGAACATTGCAAAAAAATATTACGGAAATGGAGCTAAATACACGACAATTTACAATGCAAACAAAAAAGTTATTGGAAGTAATCCTAATGTAATAAAAGCCGGCATGGTGCTGACTATTCCATAAAAACAGGAGGTAAGCATGAGCTACAAATTAGAAATTTACATATTAAATGGATCAAGTGGCTACGATGTGTCCGGTCTTGTGAAAAAAGTGGTTTGGAAAGGAAAAAAAAGCTCTGCTGCCAGGTCAATTGAGGTCACGATGGTTGATGACAACACAACCGGTCAAGCACGGGTTAAATTTGACGTCTCTGCCGGCTACACCTGTATATTTAAATATAACAGTACCGAGCTTTTCAGAGGCATCATAATGAAGCAGACTCAAAGCGAGCAGAAGCTGAACAAGTGGAAGGCCTATGATTCCTGCATTTATTTGGCCAATAGCAAAGATTCTTTCAGCTATGATAATAAAACAGCCACATATATATTCAAGGATTGTGTGAAACGAGCTGGCTTAACAGTCGGCTCTTGTGCTGATACCGGATATAAGATTCCGTCGCTGAAAAAATCTAAAGCATACTTCTTTGATTGCATACTGGATGCCCTGAGCACTACCTACAGCGCCAAGGGCAAGCGCTATTACGTTAAGGCGGATGGTAAAAAGGTTTCGTTGCTAAGGCGCAAAGAAAACACCACACAGTGGGTTTGTGAGATAGGTGCTAACATTACAGGCTACACTTATTCCCAGAGCATTGAAAAGATTAAGACCAAATTCAGAATCTATTCAGACGAGGGCAAGGTTGTTTATGAAAAAACTAATGCATCTTTAGAAAAAAAGATAGGAAGCTTTATAATGATGGATTCCGTTGATGATACTTACAATGATGCCCAAATCAAAGAACTGGTTAATACATTAGTCAGCGAAAATGGATATCCTGAACAGAGTCTGACGATTGAATCGCTTGGCATTATCAGCGCCACTTCGGGTGGATGCCTTTATGTGGTGATTCCACACCTCGGCCTAAAACGCACTTTTTACATTGATGAAGATACTCATACTTTTGACGGAGAAAACCACACAATGAATTTAAAACTGAATTTTGCAGCAGACATAGATGCAGCAGGTTAGGAGGGCATATGGCAGCTGCTACCAGCATTAGAGAGTTGATTGCCAACATTGCGCAAAACGTTGAAATTAGTGTTGAAGTAATCCAAGGTACAGTCACCAAAGTAAATCCATTAAAGGTTACGTTGGTAAATGATACAAAAATAGTTCTGACATCAACAGATTTGATTATTCCACAGCATTTGACCTCACACGAGGTCAGCATAGACGGAAGTACGGTTACGGTTGACAATTCGTTAAAAAAGGGCGAAAAGGTGCATTTGTTGTCGTTTAACAACGGAAAAAAGTTTTATGTTTTGGACAAAGTGTAGGAGGGTGAACGGATGAATTTAACTGACACGGAGCTTCTTTTGGACATTGACAGCATTGAAGAAGATACGGATCAAATCACCAAAACTTATTGTATTGACTTCGTTAATGGCAGAATAAGTGGGAAAATAGATGGATTGGACGCAGTAAAGCAATCAATTACTAAAATTTTATTGACGGAAAAATATAAAAATCTGATTTATTCAGACGATTATGGCAGTGAAATCAGGGCTGTACTTCAAAGTGATGGCAATACCCCTGAATACCTCGAGGTTGCACTCCCTGCACTAATAGAGGATGCGCTTTTAATGGACGAGCGAATCATATCGGTAGAAAATTTTAGTCTTACATTTGCAAATCCAAATTATGACGGGGTTTTAATAACTTTTGACGTAGAGACTATTTACGGAAATTCAGTAATTGAGGAGGTGATTTGATGTATGAAAATGAAATATCAGAGGATTACTGGGAACAGTTAGCCATTGAAATGGGCGAGGAGCTGGGAGTTGATACGCGAGAAGGTTCTGTCTATATGGATACTCAGGCAGGGCATATTTTGAGAGTATGTAAATTTTTCAACGATTTAAATACTACGGAAGATATGTTCGCAATTGACACCTGCTCCGGCGATATTCTGACAGAAAAGGCTGCTATGGATGGCATTTACAGGGATTCTGCCACTCCTGCATACTGGACTGCTGTTTTTGAAGGCAGTACCCCTGAAAGTGGTGCAGAATTTATGTGTGGCGATTATTATTTGACTTGGCAGGCTGTTAATGATGATTACCTTTTGGTTGCACAAGATAGTGGATCAGGGGCAAATAGTTTGAATCCCGGAGATACGCTTATTCCTATGGAAAACATCGATGGATTAGTGTCGGCTACGCTCGGGAAATTAATAACTCCAGGCGCGGACGAAGAGGACGACGAGACCTTACGGGGACGTTGGCAAACGGCCAAGAGTGGCCCTGCAGAAAACGGCAATAAATCTCATTACAAAACCTGGTGCGAATCAGTTACAGGGGTTGGCAGAGCGCGAATCCTGCCGCTTTGGGCAGGGGAGAATACAGTTAAAGCAGTTCTGTTTTCGTCTGACGGAACTGATATTAAAGCTGATTTGGTGGCCAAGGTTCAAAAATACGTGGATCCGATAGATGAAGGATTTAAGGTTGATGTAGATGGCATTACATATACCTTTGGAGACGGTGTCGGTGAGGGGGTTGCCAACCTTGGAGCACACTTTTTGGCAACATCTGTTCAACCTTTTGGCTTAAATGTTGAAGCTACCGTCACCTTAAAAAGCGGCTATACCATTGAGCAGGCAAAGCAGAGCGCAAAAGAAGGAATAGTCAAATATTTAAAGGAATTGGCGCTTGGTACAGATGATGATACTGAAGAAATCGTCAGAATATCAAGTATAGGTTCAATAATTAACAATCTGGATGCAGTCCTTGATTATGACTATTCAACTTTGCTTATTAATGGTGAAAATACCAACATCACCATTGATTTGGATCATGTTGCAATTCTTTCGGGGGTGATTCTGAATGTTGGAGCATGATATATTCTATAATCGACAGCGAAGTGGCTTTGAGGAATTAACATCTTATCAGCCGCTTTGGTGGGCTGACATCCTGGAGATGAAAGCCAACAATAAATTTGCCGGACTGACTTTAGATAGAATGGCGGACGCATTGGAGCAGTTAGTCAAAAATCAGTTTTTTGACAGCTGCTCCGAGTCCATGTTAACTAGGATCGAGTTGTGGCTTGGGATTACCGGTGCCTCAGAAATGGAATTGAATGAGCGTAGAAATTTAGTCAAGGCTACATGGATAGGTAATCAGAAGATTAGCAGGAGCAGTATTCAATCATTAGTATATGCTTATTGCGGCTGCAGTTCTGAGGTGCATTTTACGCATTCAATTAGTATTATTGCAAATATTTCTGAAGCGACATCGACCATACATATTGGCAATCTGATAAAAACACTCGAAACGAAGATTCCGGCGCACATTAGCTGGGAATGCATTATGAATGTGAATCCGACAAAGGTTAAAGCAGGATTGTCAATTGTCTACTGGCAATATGACTACCAGCTATGCGGATTAAATCCGGATATATCTACTTTGGGGATTGCAATCGAGACTGATTACCAGGTAGATCCTGATGTGACAACCTACGGATATGATTATGACAACTCGACCGACAAGGCTACAGGTACAGTTCCTGCGACTGCCACACTTGGCGAAATAATCACATCTACAATCATTTCAAATGTAAATTCTGACGGATATACTTACACAAGTAACCAGTCAGGTAATAAAACATGCGGAGAGGAGGTTATCTGAAATGGCTTGGACCGAAGCATTTTTGGCCAAAAGGCGCGAGGCATGGATTAAAGCGATTGCCAAAGCACAGTATTATGCCGGCGGGAAATGGTACGATGGCAGCATTACCCTTAAGGAAGTAAATGGAACGAACTGTATTATTAGATTTGTAACAACGGATTCGTCAAAGCTTACAATCACGCAACTACGATTAATAGACGTAGCCGGTGATGTGGCATTTTCCGAATCCAGAACAATGACGAAAAATGCAGATCAGGGCGTACTGATTCAGATTAGTGTGCCAATCATAGAATCTTAAAAAGGAGGTAAAAAATAATGTTTGAACTACGAAACTGGCAGGACGAGGTCAGAACGCCTTCGAACACCTACACCCAGACGACTAATGCTGACGGAACTGTCACGTTGACAAAAGCCGGTACTGTAATTCAGTCTGGAACTAATGAAAACGCCGTTAATTTCAGTGCAATGGACGAAGGTATTTTAGATGCTTACATTGCCGCTTGCATTAATCAGGCTTCAGAAATGGCCAAAAGGCGCGAGGTTGATTCAAGGCTTGATTTCTGCGAGGCAGAGACTAAGGCTGAATCAGGGACAATAGCATTGACCAACAGCCTGGAATTCCCATTTAGTAATTCAGTTAAGACAGTCAGTCTGTCACAGAAAAGGGCAACGTTAAATTACGATGTAGATGTCTGGGTTGTGGAAAGTAATGGCTTACCTGGTGACTTAGTGATATCAGATAAGCAGCTTAATGGGTTTAAGATTGCTTTCGAAGGCTCGGCTACAGCCGTGACAATTGGCTATAAAGTAAGAGGAGGTATGAACTCATGATAATTATAAAAAAAAATGAAGGTCAGAAAATTGACTACAAGCAGGTTAAATACAAGGTATCATTTGACGATGACAGCCTTACAGTAAATTGCAGCAAATATCAGAAAGATTGGGATGTCCATATCGATATTTGCATGGATTCAGATGGCAATCTGGTAATAGGTACAGGAAATGGATTAGTATATGTAGCTCAGATGGATATTCCTGCTAAAAAATATGAAGAAACTGCCGACACAGGAGAAAATGAAGGCTCCGAGGATGTAACACCTGTAGAAATTCCGCTTGATATGAATGAAGTTACTTTGACTCTTTGGGCCATAGAATAGGAGGATATTATGAATTTTGATTTGACCAGCCTTGCTTTGCAGGCCGCATTTCCAACAAACAAAATATTGACAGATGACAAAGGATTGCCTTCGGTATATGTATATATTCCGAAATTTAAGTATTCTGACGTGATAGAAGGTGGCAGCGACAGCACCCATCCGATGTTTATCGTAAATGGCAAAGAGGTTAAAGGCATTTACATTTCTAAATATTTAAATGTTGTCCAGAATGGCAGGGCATATTCACTCCCTTGCCAGGATCCGGCATCAAGTTTGACAATTGATAAAGCCATCTCTTATTGCTCTTCAAAAGGCGCCGGTTACCACTTAATGACTCGCGCCGAATACGCAGGAATCGCATTGTGGTGCATGAAAAATGGATTCATGCCAAACGGAAATAATAACTATGGAAAGGACAGCACAGAGAGTAGCTACATTGCTATCCCAATGACATATGATAGCAATGGCAAGATAATGCACACTGCCACCGGCACCGGCCCGCTAACATGGTCGCATGACGGCACAGCTAGTGGAATTTACGATTTAAACGGTAATGTATCAGAATGGACCGGAGGTTATCGCTTGTTGTATGGCGAAGTTCAGATCCTCGAAAATAATGATGCTGCTGACAATACTAATGCACAGAATGCTACTAGTGCGTTGTGGAAGGCAATTGATGCCACAACTGGCGAGCTTATCACACCGAATGGCAGTGGCACAACATCAAATTCTGTTAAGGCAGATTTTTTGAATAATAGAGTTACATATTCTACCAGCATCGCAAATGAAACTGGATCCAAAGGATGCCAGTTCGCCAATGTAACATGCGATTCAACCATTTCTGATGCAGCCAAAGAAATTTTGATCAGCTACGGCCTTCTACCTGCCGATAGCACGTTAACCTATGGTGGGGATACGTTTTACGTTAACGCCGGCAACGCCGAAAGCGTGCCGTACTCGGGTGGCTACTACTACGCCGGCGGTGGCAGCGCCGGGGTTTTCTTCTCCAGCTGCACCAACACCCGCAGTAGCGCCGCCGGCTACATCGGTTTTCGCCATGCTTTTGTCGATCTGTAATCTGTTATACTGTAATCTGAATAGGGGCTGCGATAGCAGCCCCTAAAATTTGGGAGCAAAATAACGAAAAACGATATATTATATCGTTTTAGGTAGGTGACAATATCGGAATCTTATGCTAATATATCGTGGCAACCCCAAAAGGAGGACAGTCATGGAAGAATTAAAAATTCAGCAGAAGGTTTTTGACATGATGAACTACGCTTATCCTGCATTGGCTCAATTCCCTAAGTCTGAAAAATTTGCGTTAGCGGTTGACATTAAGCGCTGCATGAATCAAATTTTGGAAAGGGTGATTGAAGCTAATAAAAAATATTACAAAAAGACAACCTTGCAGGAGCTGGATGTTGAAATCATGAAGCTGAAAGCATATACAAGACTGTCTTACAACTTGGGATTTTTACCCCAGAAGAAGTATGAGATTTGGGCTTCTATGTCGGTAGAGATTGGCAAAATGGTTGGTGGCTGGATTAAAAGCCAGAGTAAATAGGGAATGGAGTATGCGTGCCGAACTCGGGTGGCAACTACAACAACGGTGGCAACGCCGGGGTTTTCTACTCCAACTGCAACAACACCCGCAGTAACGCCAACGGCAACATCGGTTTTCGCCATGCTCTACCCATCAGTCAGATGTTGCGTACTCAAGGGTGCGCATCCAGTACCTGGGAGTAAAGGGCTCTGTTTCCTCTCCTAAAAGGAGAAAAATATTAAAGACATGGAATGCCGGAAGTAGGATTAATTCTGAACCCTGCAATGATTCCAAAAGGAGATAGTGTGTCAATTAGAAATGTATATGATTTGATTGCATCTTTTGAAAATATAATGTCAGCTGAGCACCACACATCGGCGCATAAGCGCTTTGATGCTGAGGTTCTGAGGTTTCGGAATAATTATGAAGAAAATATTTATAATATCATAGATGCGTTAAAGAAAGGGGAAGTTCCACCAACTTCCTATAAACATTTCTACGTATATATTCCTAAGACCAGAAAGGTTATTTACATTGATTACATAAGTAAGATAATCCAAAGGGCTGTTTATGACGTTATCAATCCATTAGTCTGCAAGGGATTCATTGAGGATTCCTATTCTTGCATAGTAGGACGAGGGCAGTTGAATGCAATGCTGCGCTGTAAGAAGTGGATGCAGGATATTCAGAAATCAGGTGAGCAATGGTACTATTTAAAGTTGGATGTTGAGAAGTTTTTCTACAGAATGGACCACAATGTTTTATTAAATATAATAAAGAAGAAAATCGGCGATAAGCGAGTCCTGAAGCTGCTAGAGCATTATATCTGTGAAGCTTCTATTCCTTTTGGACTACCACTTGGCGTGTCAGCCACAGAGGTTGATTTTGAAGATATGCTATGGGATGTGGGGATTCCCATTGGCGGTGGATTGTCCCATATGTTGGCTAATATGTACTTAGACGTCCTTGACCAGGAATGCAAAAGAACTTTAAAAATTAAGCGATATATTAGATATATGGATGATATCATTATCCTGCATAATAACAAAAAGGAACTGCATTATTATAAGGAATATATTGACGACTTTTTAGAAAGAAGATTAAAGCTACATTTGAATCACAAGACAGCTTTACGGCCTATAGGTCAGGGGATTGAATTTGTCGGCTATCGGATATGGCCAAATTATGTGACGTTGCGAAAAAGTACATCTTTAAGAATGAAAAGAAGGTTGAAATTTGTTAGAAAACAATATAAAGACTATAAGATGGGATTTGAAGATGTTACGCAGACTGTGGCAAGCTACAAAGCTATGCTGAAGCATTGCGACTGTGTAGAGCTGAAAAATAAGATTTGGGGTGATTTCGTATTAACACATGAAACGGAGGAAATCGGTTAAGTGGAAAAGAATCTGATGGAGCTGTTGGAGCTATATATGGATTTGACTGATAAACAGGATGAAATCATATCTCAATTAGGAATGATGGTGACGAGGCAGGCTAATGACCTGCAAGTTTATGAAGATGAATATAAATATTTTAATATAAATAATGTTAATGGAGCTTTTAAGCAATATAAAGCATTAAAACAAAAAATCGAGCCGTAAAGGCTCTTTTTTTATGTCAAAAAAGGAGGTAAAACCAATGGACATGACAACATTAATTGTTGCGATGAGTGTTCCGTCTGCAATCACAGGATTCTGTTTTTGGTTTATCGAAAGAAAAATCGATAAACGGCAGAAAGAGCAGGACAAAAAGGATGATGCCAGACGGACAAACGAGGTGATTCTTATTGAAAGCGTAAACGCAGCTATCGCATTAAGCGAGGCTACTGCCAGAGCTGTTCAGCGCATCCCTGATGCACAATGTAATGGCGATATGCATACAGCTCTTGATTACGCCGAATCAATCAAGCGAAAGCATCGTGACTTCATGACCGAACAGGGCATCAACGCTTTATATTAGGAGGATAGCATGGAAAACAAAGGCTTTCATCCAATAAAAAAAATGAAATTGTTAATTGGTAAAATAGGCACCTTGAATTTGATTTTAATAATCGTGGGTGTCTTTTTTTTATGGTTTAACTGGGAAATGCTGGAGATTTTTAAAGAAAAAGATGCAATCCCTGAAACCTATGCATGCGCTGTGATCACCGCCACAATTGGCGAATGTGGGATATGTGGGTGGATAAAAACTACAAAAGAAAAAAACAAGGAAAAAGAAGAAGAGGAGGATTAAAAAATGAGTTTAGAATTATTTTTGATTGGTCTTTTGACAGTATCAACATTGACAGGATTGACAACTGAGGCCATCAAGAAAATACTTGCTGAGCATGGGTGCAATTACTATGCCAACACCTTGGCAGGTTGCGTTTCCGTGGTGCTTTCAATTCTGGTTGGCACAGGATATTTGATACTTTCCGAAACGTCGCTAAATGGCCAAATAGCAGTATATCTAGGCGCACTAATCATTTTATCGTGGCTAGCTGCAATGGTTGGATATGACAAGGTCGTGCAAGCAATAGCGCAGATAAAAAATAATTAAAAAAACGGAGGATAAAATTATGGCTACTGAAGCTCAAAACACATTTATTAAAAATATAGCGAATGCCGTCAAGACATATATGGGTACTTACGGAATTAAGGTTGCAAGCCCTATAATAGCGCAGGCAATACATGAAAGCAATTGGGGTAAGTCTTCGCTTGCGTCCAAATATCACAATTATTTTGGCCTTAAATGTGGCAGCAAGTGGACCGGCAAATCAGTCAATATGACTACTAAGGAAGAATATAAAGCAGGGACATTAACGACGATTAAAGACAATTTCAGGGTCTATGACAACCTAAATGCTGGCGTTAAGGGATATTTTGATTTTATCAATAATAGCAGATATTCTAATTTGAAGGGTGTTACGGATCCGGAGAAGTATGTTGAAAATTTAAAAGCGGATGGATACGCGACCGATTCTAAATATGTGTCAAAAATCATGAATTACATTAATTTATATAACCTGACTCAATACGACAGCAGCTCTTCGACCTCGTCAAGCTCCTCAGGTTCAACTACAGCTTCTAAAGCAAGTACATCAGCTACTAAAACTGTGTCAGAAATTGCAAAAGAAGTTGTGGCAGGCAAGTGGGGCAACGGAACTGAAAGAAAAAAGAAGTTAGAAGCTGCCGGATATAATTATGCAGCCATTCAGGCGGAGGTTAATAAGTTGGTTGCAAGTGCTTCTGGAACTTCGACAACATCTTCTGCTTCTAAGACAAATGAAGCAATTGCAAAAGAGGTCATAGCAGGCAAGTGGGGCAACGGAACTGAAAGAAAAAAGAAGCTAGAAGCTGCCGGATATAATTATGCAGCAATCCAGGCATTAGTTAACAAGCTGGCAAAGTAAAATATCGAAAAACGATATTTTATATCAAAAAACGTTATAATAGCTGAAACCTGTGAAAAAATGTGCTATTCTGTGACGGAAAGGTGTTAGATGCGTATGATTAGTTTAATGCTATCCCGAAAGCTTGGTGAAAAGCGCTGGACACAGGCTCAGCTTGCGAGGGTAACCGGAATAAGACCGAATACAATAAACGAACTGTACCACCAATTAGGGGGAGCTAATACAAGAATCAATCTTCATCATTTAGATCTGATTTGTGAAGCGTTGGAATGCGACCTTGATGATTTATTGGAAAGGCATCCGGAAGATCACCACTTAAAAATTGCAGCACAAGGTTCAGGCTGCCAAGTTAATATTTAATTTTTTTAAAAAAAGGCGTTTACAAATGTAAGCGCCTTTTTTATAATTAGAAAGGATGGTATTTTATGAACAGAAAACTAACCAACAGGGATAGATTTATTGAAGCCTTAAAATCCGATATTTACGAAGCAACGGACATGATGGAAAAGCTGCTTCGGAGCAGCGTTTATAATTATATTGACATAAAAAAGTATTTCGACGGCACCATTACTGATCCGATAGCATATCTGAAGTCAAAAGGTGAATGTTATATATATCCGCCTGAATATGAATTGAAGATTGCCAGTCTTCAAGTCGGTAAAGACAAAGATAAAGATTTTCACAAACAGTATGCAGAAGATCATAAGCGACGTGCAGTTATTCTTGAAAACAGCTGCCATTTGTTTGGTGAAAAGTATATGCGTGTTTATGTTTTTGACGTAAAACAGATAATGTCGGTGCCAGCCGAGTTAGTTAGAATTATTTAAACTAATGGTATCACGAGAGTATCACGTTCAAATCGACATAAAATGCTAGTCGTGATACTAAATTGATACTTATATTTGAATGATATGTAAAATAAATACAAAAAATTCTATAAAATAGACGTGAAAAAATGTTAAAATTTGTATTTTATAACGTAAAAACCGCATAATCCAATTGAGTTCGAATAGATGAATATTTTACGGAAAGTACCGAATTTACGGGCTTTCCGTAATTTTTTTTGGCCTCCGTGATACCATTTTGATACCATGCGAGAAATTAAATTTTTTCAGCGCATATATTTCA